ACGGCTACTAGCACGACAGACGAAACGGTGACAATCTCATGACACACTTTGCAAAACTAGATGAAAATAATGTCGTGACCTTCGTGACTGTAGGCAGGCAAGAAGATGACGGGCTAGAAGCGGAACTGACCGCACGCACCGGCGATGTCTACAAGCAGACTTCTTACAACACTAGGGGCGGTGTCCACTACACCGATGGGGTGCCTAGCGAGGACCAAAGGAAAGCGCTGAGATTCAACTATGCCGGTATCGGTTTCACTTACGATGAAGCTCGGGACGCGTTCATTCCGCCGAAACCGTTCGAGAGTTGGGTTCTCAACGAGACAACTTGTCTGTGGGTCGCTCCGATCCCCCATCCCGAGGACGGAGAGTTTTACGCTTGGAACGAGGAGCTCGGAGATTGGGAGTTGATCCCAAGTGAGTGAGTCGATCTGTCCTTGGACTTCTTGTCAACAATCCCACGAGTGTCCGGGAGGAGCTTGTGGGGTGGAGTGCTCTGGCCACTTCTGCGCCGAAGTGATTGTCTAGCTCGTGAGGCTCGTCCAACCTTGGCCGGAAGGTTATTCGATCAACCCGGGATCTCCGTACGGGTGGCGGGTTCACCCTATAACTCGGAAGAAGAAGTTCCATCACGGCGTCGACGTCGCGCTCCCGATCGGGACCGTCCTCACAGCTCCCGCCGCCGGCGAGATCGTTCACCACGGGTCGGGAGCTTCCGGCGGGTTCACTTTGATCGTACGACACGCCGACGATCTCTTCACCGTCTACTATCACTTGGCGAAGTCGTCGCACTTGCCGAAGGGAACCAAGGTCAAGCGCGGCGATCCGATCGCTCTGTCGGGAAACTCCGGCGCGTCGACCGGCCCGCACCTCCATTGGGAAGTTCGGAGATCCCGGAAGTGGGGAGACACGGTTGATCCGGTCGGGTATCTTGGAAGAGAAGAGATTGTTGTGGAGCCCGCGGTGGATCCCGAACCCGAGCCCGAACCCGTCGAGGAGATTGTTGTGAAACCGGAACCCGGTCGTCCGAAGCCTAATTGGTCACCGTCGGCGGCGCTGGCTCGAGGGTTCAACCGGATCCGGAGGGCGGTGCGCTAATGGCTGAAGAATCGTCGACCCGGATCACTATGAAGGAGCTTTACCTACAGGTGCAAAAGATACAGAGTATGCTCGAGAAGTTGACGACTCAACTTCCGGGGATCTCGGACCAGCTTGAGGAGTTGGAGAAGGACGTCAAGGGTCGACTCGACGATCACGAGCAACGTCTCCGGAAGCTGGAGATGAGGGTTTGGCAAGCGATCGGCGTGTTGAGCTTCATCTTCGCTGTCGTCCCGTTGATCCTTGGAATGTTGCCGTGAGCAAGCCGTCGTGGAAGATCCGGCGGCGCGTTGTCTGGACGAGCGTCGCTGTAGGGATTCTCTTGATCGTGTCGGGGATCTTGGCCGTCTTTCAAGATAGAATGGGAGCCGGCGACCTAATTGCCGGAGGCGTCGCGTTGATGACGTTGATCGCTTCGGCTTACATTGGAGGCGCGGTCGCCGAGGACGTGCGTCTCTCGAGAATCGACGAAGGGAATCCCGATGGATAAATGGAAACGGTATTGGATTTACGCGGGGGAGCGCGCTGTGAAGACGATCGCTCAGACTGCGCTCGCAACGATTAGTGTCGGAGCGGCGGGGATCCTCGAGGTGGATTGGCTCAACGTCGGATCGGTTGCGGCTTTGGCCGGAGTGATGTCGTTGTTGACGTCGGTCCTCCGTTACGACGCGAAGGGGAGCGAGTGAACGAAGAAGGATCGTCCGGCGAGTATTGGGTTCCGGTCGATCCGATGGAAGACTTGTTGTGTGAGTCGTGCCAGTGATAGGCTAGAGACTCTCTTCCCTTAACAGGAGGACGGCCGTCGGATCTCTCTCCCGGCGGCCGTTCGTCTTGGGATTAGGGGACGGGAAGGGTTCGACGGCCAGAGAAGACCGCTCGCGGAGTCTGGTCGGACCGGAGTTCGATTCTCCGCCGTTCCACGATTAGAACCCTAACCCACGCTTTTGGAGAGCGTCGTGCCGCCATAACACCTGAGCGATAAATGTTGCTCTAATCCCAGGTTAGCAACACTTCGGAGGCTAAGTGAGGGTAAGGAGAACGTCGCTTTACAATTCCCGACAACCAAGCTTTACAGATTCTCACAAGTGATAAGGGAACCTAATGGGGAAACGAAACGGCCGCCGACTCAAGTCGACGACCGTCCCGGAGCTGACTCGTTAGGCGAGCCACTCGTACATTGTCTTCTTTGTGACTCCCGCTCTCTTCGCGATCGCGGGAACCGATCCTCCTCTCTCGTGTTCTCTCTTCGCTGACACCTTGAGCTTGTCGTTGATCTTCTCGAGCTCGAGGAGAACTTGACGGCGCTCTTCGGCCCAATGTTCAATCGGGATCTCAATCGTCTCGATCGTCAAGACTCAGACTTCCCAACGTATCGAGCGAAGATCTCCGACGCGAGAAACTTCCCGTCGACTTTCTTCGTCCCGCGACAAGTCGCCTCGAACGATCCGGCCGGTCGGAAGTATTGGTTCCGGCCGCGCTTGATCCCCTCGGCTAGGTTCGTGTTCGCGTCGGTCGCGATCAGGGCCCAACGTTCCGGATTGAGACGAAGATTCTCCGCGACTTCCCGGTATTGCTGGTCGTACTTGCTCTGCCGCTTCCGATTCTGCGGCGTCGGCGTTCTCCATTCAACGATTCTTACGTTCACTCGATCTCCTTCTTGATTATCTCGGCGGATCTTCCGTAGACGCTCCGGAGATTGTTCACCGTTGCGTCGGCGGCTTTCTCTGGACATACGGTCCGGAGAAGTTCCTTCTCTTGATCCCCGCGCTTCACGAGGATCTGCCACTCGCGTTCCGGGTGGCTGGCGTTGAGAGTTGCGCTCATTCTTCCCTCCTTCTCTCTTAGCTGTGGACGAGTCTAGTTGGAAACTCGAGGCCGTCAAGTTTAGGTCGAAACGCCGGCGAGTCTTGCTTGGTTGACTTGTCGGAGGTTAGCGCTAGACTCCCAACTTGAAGGCAATCCAAGGAGGGAGAAAAGAATGGGTTACTGGAAGAACCTCGAGATCGAGGGACAAGTGGAAGAGCCGGATCGGGTCGTCGTGGACGAACGTCGACGTCGGCGTCGGGCAACATACGAGCGGAATCGGACGATCACGGTCGCGTCGAGGGAATGGAATCTCTTGATGACGATGACTGTGGTCGGTTGGTTGGCTGTGTTCGGTCTGTCGGTTTGGTTGGCGGTGACGTTATGACGAAGTGGTGGCTAGTGTTCGCGGCCGGCGCGATCTTCACGTTGACTCCGGGAATGGTGAATCCGCTCGCGGTGATCAACGGATCAACTCTCTTGGGTCTTGGCTTGCTCGCTTGGGCGAGTCTCAGGATCGCGGGACAACCTAGAAAAGAAGGGAAGGACCAACGTGTTCACAATTAGAGAATCGGGAGAGAAGCTTCTCGTCGCTCCGACGGGAGATCCTTGGGCGATCGCCGGGGGAGCTCTTTGGCTCGACCGGGATCAGGCTCGGGAGTTGGCTCGCCGGTTGACAGAGGCGACGGCTTGGACTGTGGAGGAGACGAACGATGAAGACGCCTAGAGCTCGACGGACGGATCCGAAGACAAGTCACGACGCCGCCGAAAGCGTCCACGACGTCACCGCCACCCAAGACTACGTCTTGAGAGCGCTCAGGAAGCCGCGTACGGACGTGGAACTCCTCGAGGCGTATCGAAACTTCAAGAGAGCGCCAAGAGCGTCCGAGAGCGGTCTACGGACGCGCCGGTCGGAGCTAGTCCGTCAAGGATTGGTTCGCGATTCTGGCCGTCGAGTTGTTCTCGAGTCGGGTCGGGCCGCGATTGTTTGGGAGAAGAGCTAGTGCGGAAGTCGATTCTCCCCGACGGGACGCCGTGTCTCGCTCGGGAGTTCTCCGTCCGGATCTTCGCTTACGGCGACGGTTGGGAGCTGGAGCTTTACGACGGGGAGGACGTTCTCTCTTCGGAGCGGATCGGAACTCTCGACGACGTTGGCCACTATGTTCAAAAACGATTCGAGGAGCTTGTCCGTGATTGGGAGCAATAGGTTCGTAGCAAACAAGGCGCTCGATCCGATCGGTTGGAGAGACGCGCGGCGCGACGGGGTGACGGCGACTCAAGTGGCACACGCGTCAACTCCGAAGGGTTTCGCGGAAGCTGTCCAAGAGATCCGGGAGCCGGTCGAGATCGAGGACAACCCGTATATGAGGTTCGGCCGGGAGAACGAGGGGTGGATCTCGTTGTGGGTGAAACGGGAGTTCGAGATCTTCCCGAACGAGTGGTTGATCTCTTCCGCTGTGAGCGATCACTATCTCGCCACGCCGGACGGATTGTCTCTCGATCACAATCAGATCTCGGAAGTGAAGACGACGGGACAAGATTGGAAGGACGGGTCGATCCCGATCCGTTATCGCCGCCAAGTTCAATGGCAACTCTTTGTGACGGGCGCGGAGTCTTGTCTCTTCGCTTGGGTTCTCAGAGAAGAAGTGAACGGGGTTCTTGTCCCGGCTTGGTGGGAGCCGAGAACGTTCCGGATCGAACGGGACGACAAAGAGATCGAGAAGTTGTCGGCGGTCGCCGATAGGCTCCTCGACGAAATGGAAGAGAAAGAAGGAGAGAAATGAGATACAACCTTGACGATTACGAAACGGTCGACGATCGTATTCAACGCTTCTACGCGGACCACCCGGACGGGAGGATTGTGACGTACGAGGTGACGGACGAAGCTGACCGGGCTCGAGGATACTTTGTGGTCCGAGCTCAGATCTTCACCGACCACGAGGATCAACACGCGAACTGTCCAAAAGCCACCGGGCTCGCTTTCGAGATCGAGGGGACGTCCGGCGCGAACGTCACGTCCTCACTTGAGAACTGTGAGACATCAGCGATCGGCCGCGCACTCGCTAACGGCGGGTATTCGTCCTCGAAGAAGGGTCGAGCGTCTCGGGAGGAGATGGAGAAAGTTCAACGAGGGCCGGTCCCCCGTTCGGAGCCAACCGTTCCCGAGGGTTTCGACGTTCGGATCGGGGCGTGCGAGTCGCTTGACGACTTGGAGAAGTTGTGGAAGAGTGCTGTGGAGGGAGGCTTCTCCGGAATCGTAAAGGAGTTGTTCTCCGCTCGGAAGAAGGAGATCCAGAATGGTCAAGCTAAGAAAGCGTGACGAGAGACTCTTAGAGTTGGCGGCGGAGGCGTCCCGGAAAGCTCCGGAGACGGAAGCTCCGACGGACCCTCGACACCGATACGAGAAGGCCGTCCCGGGACAGACCGGCGACGTTATCTCTTGGTATTGGTCGGAGGGCCGGAAGCTCTTCTCGAGGGTTAGGCGTGGCTAACCTAACGCCGGCTCAAGTCATCGACACGTTGACGGCGATCTCGAAGGAGATCGACGAGACAACGGAGGAGATCGCTCGGTTGGACGAGGCGACGGTCCGGGCTCGCGCGAAGTATAAGAAGGAGCACGCGCGCGCTTTCTTGAACTCGGAGGGTGCGATGGATATTCGACGCTACTCGGCAGAGCTTGAGACGGCGGACTTGTTTCTCGAGTACGAGTTGGCGGAGCAAAAGCTTCGCGCCGCTGTCGGCCATATCAAAGCGCTCCGGGATCGTCTCGAAGTTGGAAGATCTCTCGGCCCGCTTGTCAGGTTAGAATGGGGATCGTGAGCTTCTCCCCGGTCGACTTCCCGCCGTATCACTCGTTCAAGACGAAGGATCTTCTCCCGATCGTCGAGTTACCGACGGGGCCTCCCCAACTTGTCGCGGTCGCTCGGTTGCTTCGGTCGACTCTGAAGGGCAAAGATCGGAAACGTTTCGACGCTCTGCCGATCGGGGAGACGTTGGACTTGGTTGTTGCTTACCTAGAGCTGTCGATTGAATACGAGGAAATGTTGATCGAGAGAGAGGTCGCCGTTGAGCTCGCTTCAAGGGGCACCGCCACCTAAGACCGCGCGGCTCGTTGTTCGCGGGGATCCTCGGTCGAAGGGCCGTCCTCGTTTCGCTAACGGTCGAGCTTACACTCCGAAGGAGACGACGGACGCCGAGAAGGTTATTCGGGACGCTTGGCGATCGTTGGGGGAGGATCCGTTCGAGTTCGACGTTCTTGTCGACGTGACTTTCTATCTGGCGACGCGGCGGCGGAAGGATCTCGACAACTTGGTGAAACTAGTCCTCGACGCTTTGAACAAGGAGGCTTTCCGGGACGACTCTCAAGTTGTGGAGATCAACGCTCGGAAGATCTTCTCGGACAAGGACA